ATGTTTGTTTTTGTGGCTACCGAAGAATCGGCAAAGTCTGCATAATCCGTAGCAACTACTGAAACGCTACCGCAAATCTTAGGAAGGTCGGAATCGTCTACATCTAGCGCTGAGTCGTTACTAAAGGTCGTACTGGAAGGGTCTGAGTTGAAAATTATCACGTCACAGGGCTGATTTTGTTTGTCTAAATCTCCTATGGTAACACTCACTAAGGTAGCTTCGCTTCCTACCTCCAAACAAGCATCTGTTAAGGTTAGTTTGCCACCTATTAAATCCCCATCAGCGTAAGTTGTTGCGGTTGTTCCTACTTCTTCGCCTGTTAAATTTATTACTTTAGTTCTACCGACTGAAGTTTCTACTATTGTACTTTTTCTCATTTTTTAAGTTATTTCTGCACCAAATAAAGTTATGGTTGCATCGTTTGCTGAATTAATTTTAATTGCTACGTTACCCTGTTCAAGAGCAATGTATGTGTTTATGTTATCACTTGTATTTTTCGCTAACGAAATTTCAAAATACAAAGCGGTTGTTTCATCGTATGTAGTTCCTGTACTTACAAAGATACTATATTCGACTGCGGAATTAGATGTATTGGATAAAAAAATGCTCTTAATAATAGAAGTGGTATTAGAAGGTACTGTATAAACAACCTCCGCACCTGTAGTAGATGGTCTTAACTGTCCTATTAATTTTTCCTGAATCATATCAATCTAAAATTAACTGTTATTGATATTGTAGAACCTCCCGCAGTAGGGTCGGCTGAATCTGTCGTAATATAAAGGGCTTTTTCTGCTATAATCTGTGTACTTGCTGAGTTCCACCCAGTAGAGGCATCAAATTGTCCGTTTCTTATTCTGTCTACCGTAGAACCTAATATAGTATCGTCAACCCCTTGCGGTCTTGTGGCTGTATCAGTTTTCAACCACAATGTATCTTCAGTAGCGAAAGCGGGAGCTGTATAATCTAAATTTAAAGTCCAATCTGTTACTACTATACTTTTTCCTACTGGCGCTGAAACTACTAATATAGGAGTACTATTAAGGGCTTTTATTTCAGCATTTGAAAGGGCTTTAGTAATTTGAAAACTATCTCCCCTCCATCCGTTATCGTAAATCCAATATCCGTTATAGTTCTCGTCATAAACCCTAGTTCCATTTACAGGAGTCATGGCATACCAAGTATCTAGACTTCCATCATACCTTACGTAATCATTAGCACTCGCACCATCCCAGAAAGCTGTAGGAGTGCCTAGTAAAATATAAGCATCTTGATCTACTTCTGATGCTACTCCGCTAGTAGCATCTACAAATTTTTTAACATTAGGAAATTGTTGCCTAGCCTCCCAAAGTAGCCCCCCTTTTTCACCTTTTACTGGCGAAGTGTTTTTAGAAGCTGTACTAAAATCCTTAGGATTATGTATTTGATCATTTGGTAAATCTACATGCAGTGAATCCATCTTAGCTTAACATTAATGTATATCTTTTTAAGGGTTCATGAGTATCAAAACTTGCGTTATGCGTTTGTAGGTTATCTTGATTAGCTGTCAATATTGCTGAAAACTTCCCTGTCGCTGTACCCTCAAATAGAATATTTAAATACTTTTTAGTTACGTTTATATTATTTATTTCAGTAAAACTCTCACTTCCTGAAAGTGTTACCTCTTGGATGGTTTCATACTCCGTTCCATCCGTTTGTCTTATACTTATAGTCCCTGAACCAGTAACATTAGACCATATTAAATCCAGAAAAAAAAACGAATAATCTGTAAGTAGTGAAGAAGTCCAATTAGCACTTCCGCTACCCAAAGAATAACCGCCTATCAATGTTTCTTTCATACGAGTATGAATCCATATTTATTACTACTTTCATCTTTACCATCATCATAATCAGGATACGCACTAGAATTGTCCTCCTGAGCATCATCTACGTATTGCTTTAAGTCCTTTTTCCACCTTTCAGCACTTGCTATAATAGAATTCCTTAAAGCGCCATAATCCTCTCTACTACTTTGCTGTGAGAACTCAGTATCGTTGACCATGATCCCTTGACTTGTAATTTTATTCCTAACCTGAGGCATAGCATCATACAATACATACCAACACATCATTGGTCTAATGAAATTATCGTATAAGGTTTGATCCTCAGTTACCCAACTACCTGTCTCTACGCTAGTTAAGATCGTATTATAATAAGTTTCTCCCAGTAACTCCCTTAAATATTGCCTTTGAGCGGGTAGTATATAATTATTGAAAACCTCAGTATCAAAAGAAGCATCTGGAATACAATACTCTACCACATTAGATACTGTCACTATTTTAGTATTAAACGCCATTTTCTTCTTTTTTATCCTGTTTTACAAATTCATCCCCTCCCTCTATTTCATCTTTGCCAGTTTCCTGTCTTAGTTCATTAATAGTCCAAACTTCACTCACATTAACTCTGTCAGCACTAGATACAGGGCGTATAGGCATTATATCTAACGTATAACCATCAAGGGGCGTTTCTTTTAATAGCTTCTTAAATACTTTTAAAATAGGTTTTCGATATGCGGGAATAACTGTATTATTTACCATTTCGAAAGCTGTTCTAATATCACTTGAATTAGCTAACTTTCCGCTTATCTGCATCATTAAAGCCGAATGCCATCTGTGACCCTCAACAATACCCTCTTTTACTAGCTGTTTAAGCTCAACAAACTCCCCAGTTTGCGGAGTAGTAAATTCATGAATATTAGCAGCCTGTTCTCTATCGTCTAATAGTTCAGCTACCACCTTTCTAGCGTTACCCTCTCCTGTGTATTTATCAACTAGATCCTTTACATACCTCTCAGGGTCCTTACCATCAGGCGGTTCACCAAACATTTGTAACAATACGCTAGGGAAAAAACCATTATCAAGTTTATCTAGATTGAAAGTAGATATTTTATATTCAATGTCCGCATCTTTTAACGCACCTGAATAGTCAGGCACTCCGTAAGTATGATACTCTGGTTCGTAATTTTTAACATGAACAAGGTAGTTACTTTTTTTACCAGTTAGATCTATTTCTGTAATAGGATAATCCCTATTAGGATAATTAATAGTCTCGCCTATATCACGCCAAAAGGCACTAATATAAGCCTTCTTACCATCTACCCCGATTCTTACAGTAGTAGCATCCCTATGAAATAAAGATACACGCCCATCTTTTTTAACTACTTCAATATAGGCGTTACCGAACTCAATATAGTCAGCCTGTACCTTAGAGTAAACTTCGTATAATGATTCATCGTTAGAATTTACTTCCTCGAAATAATCTGCCTGAACACCATCTAATTCTACTGGCTCTCTATTGTCGTCTAAAAATATTAATTTCTTACCTATAGAGTACGTAATTTTACTCTCTATTACAGCCCCATGAGTAGCGCTTCTACGCTTTCTTAGAGCTAAGTCATTAATCCAAACATTTTTAGAACCCTTAAAAAAAGGTATCCACTTACTTTTTAGATCCTTTTGGTCTATGTTCTCCCTTGTAACGTTTGGAGTCTGAACACCTGTAACACTAGCGAGAATCCTGTTCCTTGTACTCGATTTTGTCTTTGTGTCCGTTTTCATAGAGTTTTTTTAATTGTGATTGAGTACAATCAGCTAAAATATGCTTTCCTTTAGCGTCATGTATAGCGCATTTAATGTACTTATCAATCACTGTGTATTTTGCTTTTGTTTTCATAATTTTTTAAGTTAAAAAGGGTAGCCAGTTTCCACCAACCACCCTTCAAAGATACGCAAAAAATTAAACTCTAAGAACCGAAGCTAACAGTTCCACTTGAATTTGATTCAATAGAACCTACATATTCTCGGATTATCTCAGCGTGTTCCGCAGTTAGGGTAACGGTGTACTCATTGGCACCAGAAAGTTCGCCCTCTATTGTTGCGCTGACGTTAGCCATACAAGCGGCTTCTTTTCCGATTATGTTATCCCAACCAACTACAAAACCCTTCAAATCATTTCCTGTTGAATTAGTGCCTTCAACAATCGCAGTAACTTCTTTTGAATCTATCAATTCTTGAAGTCGTTTGCCTTTAGTTTTATCAAGTCCTCTAATTTTAAATTCTACTGTATTTGTAAAAGTCGCAGTTCCGTTTTCGTTAGTACCTTCTGAATTAAGAGATTTTGTCTTAAACTCTCCCTCGTACTCATACCACTTATCACTTACTCCAGTTGTTACCGCAGTAAAATCCTGAAGGGACCCCGCAGTAAATGAAGTAATGTTACAAGTTTCAATAACGAAAATTCGGGCTAAAGCGGCTCTATTTTGCTCGTTACAAGCTAATACTAGATCGTTTGCTAGTCCCATTTTATTTTTGTTTTTAAATATTAATATGCGAAAGAAAGTAACTCAGGATGCAAGATTTGACAACCTAATTTAAACTTCACTTTCATTCTTATTACTTCGTCATCGTCAGAGTACCACGACTTAACTTCGTTCATTGGGCTAAGAACATCAGCACCAACAATCAAGTTATCTGGGGTTGTGAATACACACATATTAGCACCAACTCCCGCCGCTTGTGGGTTTGAAGCGTCAGCTAAATGAGTATCCCATCCTTTAACTTCTACAACTTCTATACCTCTAAACTTAACTACTCTCTTACCATCCTCTAGGCTTAACTGACCTCTTTCGTTTTGAGTATCCTCTAACGTAGTAAGGTAATTATCCATAATAGTAGAAGTAACGTAGAATTTCTTTTCGCTTCTGTCTACCGCTCTTAACGTCTTAGACTGGTTCTCGTACATGCTACGGAAAAGTGTTATAGCACCATCAGCTACCAACGCACCGCCTACTTCGATTGCAGCTACTGTATTCATATCTAAATACTGTCCTACGCTTCCTGAAACGTCTCCAATCAAATGTACCCAACCGTCAAACTGGTCGTAATCTGAAGAGCCTGAACCCGCATCAGCAAACCAACATATTCTTGGAATGTCGCTCGCTAGACCATCCATTAGTTTTTGTCTTAGAATGTCCTCTATAACTGTTCCCTGTAGATCATCAATATCTACACCTCGCTTAATTGCTTCCTCAAAGATAGTACCATCAAAAGCATCTTCGCATTCTTCCAAGTTACTCTTAACTTTAGTAGTTGAGATTGTTCTGTCAGAAATCGCCAAAGTACCTTGCTGAGAGAATCCACAAGTAGTGTACTTACGTAAAATCTTACTTAGGTTACCAGGAATATACAAGTTAGTTTTATCAACTACTTGCATCACTTTATATAATGCAAAAACATCTTGTCCGCCCTCTTGTGGCTTATAGAATAGTTCTTGCAAAAATTCTTTCCCATTATAAGTATGAGAAAAACTCGTTGTTACTGAATTTGCCATTGTTTATCGTGTTAGTCTGTTTGAAATTTTTGATTTAATTAAGTTGCCGAAAGCGCCCTCGTTAGAAACTTCTACTTCAGTTGGTTCTTCATCAACTTTTGCAGTGACTTCCACAGGAGTAGCTTTATATTTTGCTATCTCGTCTTTTAAAGACTTGTTTTCTTCCGTTAAAGCTGTGATAGTATTACCTTGCTCAACGTTTTCTTCACCAAGAACATTTAAGTTCTCGTTTAATTCAGACAATGTTGCAGATACTTCCGCTTCGTCTGTGATCTTGACCTCTTTGTTTGCGTTAATAAACGCCCCAACTTTTTCTGTGAGATCCTTAAGTTGGTCTGTGATTGGTTTCAAATCCATCTTACTTGTTTTTAATTTTAATAATTGTTGTTTTTGGTTTTCTGTTAAATTACTATTTATAATTCTATTTTTATCCAGTTTTGCTGCTGCTTTTACAGGCTGAGTAACACTGTCGACAAAACCCCAGTCTAAAGCTTCACTTGCATTTAAAAACTTGTCCTCTTTTAATAATTCCCTTATTTCCGCTTCCTCTTTACCTGTCTTTTTAATAAAGATACTAGTCATTCTATCGTCTATCTTACGCATATCCTTAGCAGCCGCCTCTAGATCATTCGCATTACCTTGAGCAATGCCATGAGAATTATGAACTAAAAACAATGAATTCTCCGATATATTTACATGATCAGCAGCCACACTGATAACAGCTCCCGCACTAGCTGTAGCTCCTACCACATTGACCACAGTTCGATATGGATGTGAAGCGATAAGGTCATGTATTGCCAACCCTTCAAAAGCTGAGCCGCCTAACGAAGCTACATTAATAGTTAGTTCCGTATTTACTTTTTCCAATTCAGCCTTAACAGTTTCCAGTGTATTCCCTTCTTCAAAAAAAGAATCGCCAATTTGACCAAATATGTCAATTTCAGTTAATTCTGCTGAGCTTCTTATATTTAAATGTCTCATAATCTACAAATATAAATATTATTTTTCTATTATTTCCGCAATGGGATTTCTTATTATTTCTTATATATAATTTCTTGTATCATTCTAGTAGATAAATTGTACTTATAGGACAGGGTTTCCATTATCTCGTTTATAGTGATCGTACTGTCTTTTATTAATTCGTTATAATCCCTAATAATAGACCTGTTACGCATTTCCCGCTTGTCTATTAGGTTATCTTTTACTAATTGATATACTACATCCTTTATACTGACATTCTCTTTAAATTGTTTTGTATACAGTTCGATCATATCCATATAGTTTACTTTTACTCCCATAATTTGACCACTCTACGCCAAAAAGCTAATATGGCAACCCGACAACTATTACAATCGATACTATTAAGAGAGTATGGTTCAACATGCCTATCAAAGGCTTTAAATAGCACTTTCATATCGCTTCTATTTACGTACATCTTACCATCAACTCTTTTAAAAGCGCTTATTATTTCCCTTTTTTCAGGGTCCTCTATATATTGAGCTCTTTGTTCTAATGTAGTCGGCATTTAGGTTTGTTTATAGTTATCTTATTTTTAATCGGACAGCCACAATCATTACATTTTTCGATTTTTAATGTCCATTTTAATATCTTATAGCCTTTACTAAAGTACGAACAATTTTCACAAATTGCATAACGCCTTTCGCTTTCCTCTTTTGTTGTAAATATACTATCCAATTTCCGCTTCGCTTTGTACGTTTAAGACACTATTTTGGGCTTCCATTGTATCAGTCACCACATTTATAACTTTAATTGGTCCCATTTGATTACTTATATCCTGAGATATATCATTTGCACCATTATCGCCAATATCTGACAATCCCATTACTGGGGCGTTAATACCGCCCTCCTGAAATTTAGTGACACCGCCTTTCTCAAATGCTATACCTCCCCCCGCTTGATTTATAGCACTTAATAGAGCGCCATATTTAGCTGTAGACCTTTTGTTTATAACAGCTTCACCACCCTCAAATTCATATTGACCATCAATAGTTGGAATACCACCTCTTGCATGACTCTTACCTTTTAACACTCCACCTAAGGCGAATTTTTGCGCTGCTATAGCCGCAATCTGAGCGGCTGCCCTACCTACCGCAATAGCTGTTAATATAGATGACTGACTTACTCCCGCACCCCCAAACGTTACAGCATTTGCGGGGTTAAGAGCTGCGTTATAATTTATAGCGCTGATCTCCTTTGCTAAATTTATCCCTACTTCTGCGATAGCCATAGCTTTACGTCTAATTGAAGCCGCTCTTAATATAGCTTCTTCTTGTTTACTCCCTTGCTCTACATTTTTTAATTTATTCGCTAAAGCTGCATCGTCTAAGGTTTTCAGAATATCCAAAGTATCTTTTGCAGTATCTATTTTAAATTTCTTTTCGTTAAACTCTCGTTTCAGTTCGTCTTCTGCATCCTTTTTAGTTTCCTCATCAGCAGCATCTTTGTATTTTTGATCTATTGCAGCTAGATCTGCATTTAATTTATCCCTTAAAGCTATTTTTAATTGACTTTCTACTTCTCCATCTGTTGTTATTCTATTTATTTTATTCTCAAAATCTAATTTAGCTTTAGCAATCTCACGCTCTCTTTCATCTACTATAGCTTCAGCTTCTAATTTTTTTATTTGCTCCCGCATTTTAGCCCTTAAAGCTACCAGTTTTTCAGCGGCTTTTTCTCGCTCTCGCTGTCTTTTTTCTAACTCCTTTTGTTCCTCTTTAGTTAGTTCTTTCTCTGACTCTATTATGGCGTCATTTATTGGTTTAGTTTTCTTCTTCTCTTTATTACCCTCAGCAATAGCCTCTGTATTTTCCTCAACCTTTTCAGTGTTTTTGCCTATGATCTCATTAAACATACTCATAGCCTTATTAGATAGATCAATCTCTATACCTAATTTAGATAATGCGCTCTCACCGAAAGCCATTACCGCTTTCATTACCTTTTCAACCGTATCAGCTACTTTAGTAAATATAGGTAACACTTTACTGTTCATGAAATTAGTAACCCTCTCAATTTGTGGGGCAAATTTATCAGCTAAAACCTGAGATATACCTTGTAT